TTAGTTTTCCATGGCTGTTAATGCATTATCCATTTGACGTTCATTATATTTTATTGCATTACTATTAATGGATTCGAGCCCCTTAAAAGTATAATTCGAGTTTTGATAAAACCCAAAGACAAAATCGTTAATAGGCGTTTCTTCTTCTCCATAGTATCTATTCACTACATATGCCTTAAATATATTTCCTAGCATATATTCATTATTTTGTACATCTGCTAAATATTTTTTATTTTTATATTCGGCAACGATGTAATCCTCGAATTCTTTGATTTCAGCCTTTGTAGCTGGATATTTTTTAGCGTAGGCTTCAATTGTATCGAACTTTTTTGAAGGAGTGCTATTAAAAGAAGCAACCTCTTTTACTTTACCCTGCCAAGTTACATCTTCTGTTGATTCTACTTTAGCTACTGGTTTTTTTTCATGTTTCTCGTTAGGAGATTCTTCTTGGCTTACTTTATAAGACTCAGGTAGAAATTCACTAGCACCTAAAGCAGAAAGACATAAAATAATAATAGAAATTCCCGTAAACTTTAGCATTTTAATTCCTTTTATTCTGTCCAATTTAATGAAATTAAAAATTGCAAGAAGAAGGGAAATCACTCCCGTTATACCACTTAGTATAAATATGCCAGAAAGAATTTTAAACAAGTATAAAGCCCCCTTTCTTATAGCGTTACTTTAAAACTGATAGCTTTTCCAATAATCTTTGCAGGATTATTTTGGTCTACTATATAAGGTTCATGTTTTGGGTTATCTGGCATAAGTAAAATGGTATCACCTTGTTTTTTAACACGCTTAAGAGTTGCTTCTGTATCTCCGTTTACAAGTACGGCTGCTATCTCACCGTATTCTACTTCACTTTGCTCTCTAATCAAAACCCTAGAGCCATTTGGTATAGTCGGCTCCATCGAATCACCTTTTGCCACTAAAGCAAAAATATTTCCTGCGGGTAATAACTCGGAAAACTCGTACATATATCCTTCTACATTTTGCTCCGCTAGAATAGGCTCTCCACAAGCGATGGTACCTAAGATTGGAATTTTCGCAAAGTTAGGTTGTATTTCAATTAAATTTGTCGGCTGCTCTTCCGTTAACTCAGAACGCCTAATATTAAAGTAGTCAGCCATTAACTGAATTTTATCAGGCCTAGGGTATGTGCTAGCTTTCATCCAATTAGAAACGGTTGTTTCTGGTAAATTTAAATCTCTAGCCATATCTGTTTGATTTAAACCTCTTTTATCCAATTGCTGTTTTAAGTTTATGGAAAAGACGATTTTTAGTTTATCCGATTTATCCATATTAAAGCACCTCCTTTTATATAATGATACCGATAATCAGTAGTTGTGTAAACTTTAAAGTACCTTTTAAAGGAATTTTTTACTTGACTATACCGTTTAAAGGTATTACAATAAATTTACATTGTAAAAGATATTGATTGAGTAGTAACTGAATCTATTTAAGAATAAGGAGCGGGATTTAGAATGCAATAAAGTTAAGAAGCGTGTAGAAGAAGCAGCAATAGAGAGAAATTACGGCGGATAAAAATTTTTTATACAATAGTACCGTTTAAAGGTACTTTGCCGTTGGTTAAATAAAAATAAAGTGGGTGCTAAGTATGTACGAATGGTTAAGAGATTATCAGCAAATTGAAGATGAAATTACATATTTGGAATATAATTTAGAGAGATCACAAAAAGAGTTGAAACGTTGGGTCAGTGGCGATTTAGCAGGAGTAAAACTGACTGCAGAATCTGATGGCGCGAAACTAGAGGACCGGATAGAGCGAATTGAAAAAGAGTTACAGATTAAGCTTACTGAACAGAAGAATTTTATGGAGCTTATTAGTAATTTCAGTGGATTGAATCACAAAATTTTAAAAATGAAATATGTAGATGGCATGACATTAGAAGAAATAGCTGAAGAGTTAAATTACAGTGCAAGTTATATTTATAAAAAACATGCGGAAATTGCCAAGATGATTAGATTTGCTCACGAAATAAAACTAACACATTGATTGCTAATGAATTGTATCTAGAGACCACTTGTAAAAAGTGGTCTTTTTTTTATGGACAACGGTAGATGAGTTTCCCTGAACTGACACCCAGCAGTATGAATAGAAACGATTGAAAATCCATTATATGATGGTAGTGTAAAAGTTCGGTTAATGAACAACATTTACTTTAGTTAGAGATCACTTAGAAAAAGGTGATCTTTTTTATTGGGAAGTTCAGAAAAGTGAACTTTCCTTTAACTGACACTCAGTAATGAGAATAGAAACGATTGAAATTCCGTTATATGATGGTAGTGTAAAAGTTTGATTGACGAGCAACATACAAAGTAAAGATAAATAACTACCAGCTAGAAACCACTCCAAGCCGAGTGGTTTTTTGCTCATTAAAATTAATAAATAGAAGGGTGTGAGTAGATGGAGCCTATTTATGCAAAGTGCAATAAATCATGTGGTCACAAATTCTATGTTCAGCATTTTAAGAAAGACAAGCTGCAGGCTGCGATTGAGAAAACTTATTTTACTTGTCCAAACTGTGGTCGAGAGTATGTATGTTTTTACACGGATGAAAATACACGTAAACTTCAAGCTACTTTAAGAGAGCTGCATCGAGAAATGAAATGGATTGAAAAAGACGAGCTAGATGGGCTGAAGAAAAAAGAGTCTGACTTAAAACAATTAATTTCGAAAGGTATGGCTAGTGTTAGAAAATTAATTGAAGGCTAATTGAATCAGTGCTCTTGAAAGGAGGTGAATAAAGTGAATAGGAACGCAAGAATGAAAACGTCTACTGGTTTCTTTTCAGTAGGCGTTTTTGATATTCCAAAAATCAGTAATTGTAAACAGCTTTTATATTCCGAGAAGCCAACATCATTAGAACTCTTACTTTATTTAAGAAGTTCAATATTTCATTCACTGAAAGGAGATACTATTTTTAAGTCTTACCTACATTAAAAAAGTAGATTAGGAGAAAAATATGAGAGATCTAATGAATCACATTCCCTCTATATTAGAGCCATTAGGTCTGCCCATCATCTTTAATGGATATCCTACGGGCTCAGAAAAGCCAAATCAGTTCATTACCTTTTTAGAGATAAGTGCAAAGCCTATCTTTGAAGTAGATGGAGATGAACTGGAAATCGAGAGGATTATACAAATCAATGTATGGTCGAATTCGAGTTATCATCAGCTTGCAGAGAACATCAAACGATTGATGGGAAGTGCGGGCTATGAGCGAACTTTAGAATATGATGAACCAAATACTACAGGCGAGTCTCACTATAATAGGGTGCTACGATTCGTCTTTTTTGATGAAAAATTATAAAAAATCAGGAGGTCATGTAAATGACAACAGTAAATGAAAAACCACAAAAAATTAGCTTAAAACGTATTCACTATGCACTAATGACAAATGAACAAACAGAGACATGGGGTGAAGTGAAAACTTTAACAATGCCTATTTCTATGACACTGACACCAAACTTCTCAGAAGCGCATTTAGATGCTGGGGATCGAGTAGTGGATCAGGAAGCACAATTGGATTCTATCACAATTGCTGGTGAAACTGCTGATTTACCAACAGATGTGCTAGTAGATTGGTATGGACACAAAAAATCTGCTGAAGGCGGTATTATTACAAACGCAAATGATACACCAAACTCGATTGCAATTGGTTTCGAATCAGGCTCTAAGCTGGTTTGGTTAGTAAAAGCAAAATTAAAACCAGGTGAAGAAACAAATACAACTCGTAAAAAAGGTGAGACAAGTTATAAAGTATATCCATTCGGTGGTGAAGCATTACCACTAATCGATGGTGTTATCAAACATACGGTAGATACACGAGATGCAGGAGTAACAGTGACTGCAGAAACATTCTTTAAATCGGTTGCAAAACCAAGTGAAACAGTTGAAACACCATAATTAGAGAGAAGCCCTTTAAGGGTTTCTTTTCTTTTTATTTCAAGACTCTGTGACTAACTATAATGACAGCATTATTAATGAAGATAACTAGAAAAGGATGGATGAATTATGCAAATTACTTTAAAAATTAACGGACAAGAAAAAATTTTCTCGAATGACTTTGTGAAAGCACGAGTGTTCCGAAATGCACTAAAGATGAACGAAAAAATGCGAAATGAAGGTAATGAAATTTCTGTAGAAACATTTGATGAGATGATTTCCTTTGTTGTAAACGTGTTTGATAATCAATTCACAATTGATGATGTATGGGATGGTTTAGAGGCTGGAAGATTACAAGAGGAAATTATGCGAGTTTTCAATAACGTGCTAAATATTGGCGGCCTTGAAACAAAACCGGCTCTTAATGATGCTGAGGGAAAGCTAGTGGAATAACTCCTTATGAGTATATTAAAAAATTTTATCGGGATTTGATAAAAGAAGGTTATAAATTACATGAAGTCGACGAAATGGATATTCATTTTTGGTTTGAACTTACAAGTGATTTTGATGAAATGGAGGAGGTTACTGCTGATGAAATTTCTTGGTTGTGATCTATTCTCCAAAAAAGGCGGTGATGAAAAATGGCGGAGATTGGTGCTGTTGAACTTAGTCTAAATACTTCTAATTTCGATGGATCCATTGAGCAATCTATTAGGCGATTAACCGCAATGGGGGCAGAATTACAGGCTTTACAGGCGCTTGGTACTAACTACGAAAACTCTATGGAGGGTTTATCAAAAAAACAAGATATACTCACACGATCAGTTGAAGCATCGAACCTTAAACTAACGGAGCAACGTAATAAATATGAAGAATTAATAGCCTCCGAGTCAGCGAATACAGAAGCAATTGAACAACAAGCAATCGCTGTTAATGAAGCTCTTGCTGAATACAATCTTTTAACTACACAGTTAAAAGATGTAGATAATCAATTAAATGTACAGACGTCAACTTGGGATAAATTCCAAGAAGCTGGAGGCAAAGTAAAATCTGTTGGCGAAAGCATATCCTCTATTACAGCCCCTATTAAAGATTTTGGTTCATTTGCTTTTAATGCTGCAGTAGATTTTGAAAGTGCTTTTGCTGGAGTTCGTCAAACGGTAAACACGAGCGAGGAAGGTTTTAAAAAGCTTGAAGATGGTATACGAGGTATGGCTAAGGAGCTGCCAGTTAGTGCTACCGAAATTGCGGGAGTTGTTGAATCAGCTGGACAGCTAGGAATTGCTGAAGAACACCTATTATCTTTCTCACGAACAGTTATTGATATGGGAAATTCCACGAGTATGACCCGTGAGCAGGCTGCAAAGGAGTTTGCTGATTTTGCAAATATTGTTGGAATGGGGCAAGGTGATTTTGACCGTTTAGGCTCTTCAATTGTTGAACTTAGCAGCAAAACGGGTGTTGCTGCTTCTGATATTATGAAGATGGGAATGGGATTTGCCGAGCAAGCTTCTAAAGCTGGTCTAACAGAGGCGCAAATCATGGGACTAGCGGCTACTATGTCTAGTCTAGGGATTAACGCTGAAACCGGGGGAGCGGCGATGACTTCGGTTCTTCAAAAAATCCAAAAAGCAGTAGGAGATGGTGGCGATAGCTTATCAGGATTTGCTAAAGCGGCCAACATGTCTAGTGCAGATTTTAAAAAGGCCTTTGAAACAGATGCTACCTCTGCATTAGATGCCTTAGTGAAGGGGCTAGCTGAGTCATCAGAAGGTGGAGCAAACCTAAAAAGTGTACTTGCAGATCTAGGTGTTAACGGTGATGAAACAGATGTACTTTTAAGCATGGCTGATGCCTCTGATTTGCTATCATCGGCTGTTAATTCATCCTCAGCTGCGTGGGAGGAAAACACGGCTTTATCAGATAAAGCAGCTGAACGCTATAAAACGACAGAATCTCAAATGGCTACAATGAAAAATGAACTAACGGATATTGGAATTAGCATCGGGAATATTTTAATACCGATCGTGAAGAGTTTTTTAGAAAAGCTTAAGCCATGGATTGAAAAGTTTTCTAATCTTAGCGATGGTACCAAAAAGCTAATTACGATTATTGGTGGGATTGCGGCGGTTATTGGGCCAGTTCTTGTAGTATTTGGAACATTAATATCAACGGTCGGTACAATCATTGGAGCAATTAGTAGCCTAGGATCTGTTTTTGCAGTATTAAGTGGACCAATAGGATGGGTTGTAGCTGCTATTGCCGCACTTATAGCTGGCGGTATAGCATTATATAAAAACTGGGATGTAGTTAGCGCAAAAGCAGTTGAAATATGGGAAGGCATAGCAAGCTTTTTCTCAGAATTGTGGACAAGCATTACAGAAGCGGCTTCCGCTGCATGGGAAGGGTTTACCCAACTACTCTCAGACTTATGGACGGGATTAGTAGTAGGAGCTGAAGCAATATGGACAGGCTTGGTAGATCAGCTTGCAGGCATATGGACAAGTATTACAGATGCTGCCTCAGCTGCATGGGAAGGATTTACCCAACTACTCTCAGACTTATGGACGGGGTTAGTAGTAGGGGCTGAAGCAATATGGACAGGCTTGGTAGATTTGCTTGCAGGCATATGGACAAGCATTACTGAATCGACTTCAGTAGCATGGGAAGAGTTTACCCAGTTACTTTCAGATTTATGGACGTCAATAATAGAGGGAGCTATAGAAATATGGGAAGGTATGGTAACCTTCTTCTCGGAATTGTGGACAAGTATTACAGAAATAGCTTCTATCGCATGGGAAGAGTTCACGCAGTTACTCTCAGACTTATGGACGTCAATAATAGAAGGAGCTATAGAGATATGGGGAGGCATAGTAGAGTTCTTCTCAGAATTGTGGACAAACATCACAGAAATAGCCTCTATCGCATGGGAAGAGTTTAGCCTACTACTTTCAGAATTGTGGACGTCAATTGTAGATGGTGCTTTAGTAATATGGGAAGGCATGGTGACCTTCTTCACTGAATTGTGGACAAATATCACAGAAATAGCCTCTATCGCATGGGAAGAATTTAGCCTGCTACTTTCAGACTTATGGACGTCAATTGTAGATGGTGCTTTAGTAATATGGGAAGGCATGGTAACCTTCTTCTCAGAATTGTGGACAAGTATTACAGAAATAGCCTCTATCGCGTGGGAAGAGTTTACTCAACTACTCACAGACTTATGGACGTCAATTATAGACGGAGCGATAGAAATATGGACTAGCTTTGTAGAAAGCCTATCAAATATCTGGACATCAATAGTTGATGTAGCTACCAATATATGGGGCTCTATTTCTTCTGCGATTATCGAAATAGTTACAACTATTATTAATGGAATAGAAGTTGGATGGAATAAATTAAAAGAAACTACCGAAATTGTATTTAACGCTGTTAAGTCATTTTTGAGTGATGTATGGAATAACGTGAAAAATGCGATTGTAGGCACGGTAGGAAGTATTGTTGATTTAGTCGTATCGGGATGGACAAGGTTCAGCCAGATGACAACAAATACATTTAATACGATAAAAAGCTTTTTGAGTAATGTCTGGGAATCTATCAAAACTACGGTAGTAAATACAGCAACTCAATTAGTAACGAGCACTATCCAAAAATTTCTTGATATTAAAGTGGCAATAGAAACAAAGATGAATGAGGCTAAAAGAGTCGTTACTGATATTTGGGATAAAATACTTAGTATTTTCAGAGCCCTCGATTTGCGTAAAATTGGTAAAGATATTATTCAAGGTCTAATTAATGGTATTGGCGACATGGCAGATCTTGTCTGGGATAAAGCTAAATCAATTGCAACATCAATAGGAGATGCAATAAAGAGAACTTTAAAAATAAATTCTCCTTCACGAGTAATGATTGCAATCGGTAAAGGCGTTGGTGAAGGCTTAGCAATAGGGATTGAGAAAGGCAGTGATGGAGTTAACAGAGCCGCTGAGAAATTAGCAGAGGCTGCAATTCCAGATTTAACCGAGCGTTTATCAATTTCTAAAGAGGCCATCGAAAAAGCCCAGCAAATTATAAGCAATGTAATAAAAACCAATGCAGCTGAAATTCAGGCCTTGCATAAAGAAGCTGAGAATAAGAAAGCTGAGATTTCTCAACAGGCTTCAGATAAAATTACAGCGATCAAAAGCAATGCAGCAAAAAAACATGTAGCTCTTACAGCAGATCAGGTAGCCCAAATCAAGAAGATAGAAGAACAATCATTAAAAGACCGCGAAGGAATTACAAATCAATATGCTGAAAAAATGGCAAAAGCAGAATCTAGGTCTGCAGATGTAAAATTCAAAGCCTTAAAAGAATATGTTGAAGCTCAGAAATCGGCTGGAGAAATGTCGGCAAAACAAGAAGCTGAATTTTGGCGCTATAGTGCAACGGCGTTTAAAGAAGGTACAAAAGAAAAAACAAATGCATTAAAAGAGTTCAAAAAAGCGTATTCTGAAATGGTTAAGGAACAATTCGAAAAAGAGAAGGACTCCGTTGAAAAACGTAAAAAGTACAATTCAATCTCTCTAGCAGAGGAATTGAAAATTTATGAACGCTATCTAGGACAATATGAGGCTGGTACAGACGAACGTACGTATTATGAAGAAAAATTTTATAATACGAAAAAAGAAATAAGCGAAAAAATTAAAACTATCAACAACGATTATTTAAAGCAGACGCAGGATGTTAACAAAAAATTATTGGATGAAGAGCAAAAACTTAATGATGATTACAATAAGGCTTTAGATAGTCGTATAAAAAGTATTAAAGGTTACTTTGGATTATTTGATGAAGTTAAAGTAACCGATCCAATTGATTCTTCCAGCTTAACGCAAAATTTAAGTGAGCAAGTGAATGCCTTATCTCAATGGCGAATTGAGTTATCAAAACTTGAAATTCGTGGATTATCAAGTGATATTATCGATGAACTCGAGGCAATGGGCCCGAGTGTCCTTGCACAGCTAGAAGCTTTAAATCGAATGACAGATGCAGAATTGAAGCAATATAAAGACTTGTATGAGAAAAAGCTGCTAATAGCAAGTGAGTCAGCAGTTAAAGAGCTAGAGCCATTAAAAGCTAAAACGGAGGAAAACATTGAGGTTCTACGTAAAACAGCAAATTCGGAATTGAACACTCTAGATAGCGAGTGGCAAAAGAAAATCAAGGATGTTGTTCTGGGAACAGAAGAAACCCTAGGCTCAATGAATGAAGTTGGGAAAAATGCTATTCAAGGTTTAATTGATGGCATGAATGGAATGCAAACAGCATTACAGCAAACCGCAAATAACCTTGTCCAAAATGTTTCGGATACATTAAGTGATGCGCTAAATCTAAAACCAAAATCTTCTCTATTGAAAAAGGTTGGAGATAGTGTAGTCGATGGGTTTGACTCTATTATGAATAAAGCTACTAATGTTAGTAAACTTCTAGCAAATAGTGTTACCCACGAGTCTTCTTCTTTATTGCCAATACAAAAATCCAAGAATAACAAAATATCACAAAATTCAGGGCCTTCAACTATTGTTGTACAATCCATATTAGATGGACAAGTTTTAGGAGAATCTGTTGTAGATGTCGTAAGCGGCAAACAATATAGCAATGCAAGCATTCATGCATTGACGAGGGGGTTAAGTGGTATATGAAGATGATTTTAAAGGATGGCCGTGAAATGCTGATGAGCGACTACAGTTTAAAATTATTAAAATATTACATTCCTTCTGTATCAATAGAGCATCAATCGTCTGAGGTCGATGGTAGTGATGGAGCAATCTTCACGAGCACACGTTTTAGTGGACGAACGATTACTGCGAAATTTATGTATAAAGCATTTGATTATCATGATTTTAAATTGTTTATTGCAGACATTAATATGCTGTTTGCCCGAAAAGAATATTTTTATATTATTTTTGATGCTGAGCCAGGGAAGCGCTGGAAGGTACGTCTTGCAAACAGCTATCAACCAAATGAGCTACTACGAAAAGTAGGAGAGCTCGAAATACAATTTATTTGTGAAAATATTTATGCAGAATCGGTTCCTACAACTTTAGATTTAAAGGAATGGGACATTGATAAATGGGCATGGGGCATGGGTCTTGATTGGGATGAAGATTTAGCCTACTCATTTAATAGCAACCACTTCACAATTAAAAATTACGGAAATGTTGCGGTGGATCCACGCCAAAATGAGCTTGCTATTACTTTAAAAGGTATTTTCAACGATAGCGTTACTATTACAAATAACACTACAGGAGAAGTGTATCAATTGAATGGTGCTTTATCTTCTTCTGATGAATTAAACATTAGCGGAATTCGCTCATTTAAAAACGGTACTTCCGTTTTTAAACAGACAAATAAAAAACTCCTCTCACTAGCAGTTGGAGATAATAGTTTCTCAATCTCAGGCGGTACTGTTCACAGTATCGTTTTTAATTTTAGATTTTTATATATGTAAATAAGGATGGTGAAGAAAAAGACATGGTCATTAATTTACACACGACACAATCACCAGTCAGTCGATCAGAACGAATGAAAATAAATGAAAACTGGCAAAGGATTATTGAAGGGTTATCAAGGTTACAATATCAAGTCAATGTTTTAGCTGGTGGCAAAGAAGTTGAAGATTTACTACAACGTATTGAAGATGCAATTAATAATGCTTATACATCTGTAACAGCGGCAATTAAAGAAAATAATGATGCTACACAAGAGGCAATCAACAATGTAAATATATCATTGGAAGAGGCTCTAGAGAAAATTGCTACAGCTATACAAGAGATAAACACAGCAATTACTAATGCAAATGAAGCTACAACCAATGCTAATCAAGCAACTAGTAATGCTAATACAGCTGCACAAATAGCTAACGACAAAGTGACAGAAGCAACGCAAATGATTGAAAGTTTAGCATCGCTCAAAACTCAATTAGAACAAATCAAACAGCAATTAGTAGCAGTAAATAAAGAAGCGGAAATAGCCATAACAAATGCAAATAATGCTACGCTTGAGACACGTAATGCAATACAAGATACAAATACAGCAATCACGAATGCCGAAGTGGCAACTCAAAAAGCTAATCAAGTTGTGCAAGATATTAACGTAGTTAAAGACGATTTAACACAAACTGTGAATGATAAAATCACCGAAGCAGATACAGCGATCACAAATGCTAATCATGCAACTGATCAAGCTAAACAAGCGGCTGAAAATGTTAAAGGTTGGGGTACAGCCGCAGTATGGAGTGCTACTACACAGTACGAAAAGAATAACATCGTAACTAATAACGGCTCAACATGGCAATCATTAACGACTAATATAAATTCAGTTCCTTCAGAATCTAATACGGACTGGATTTTACTTGCTCAACGTGGAGTAGATGGTACTGGCTCTGTTTCGAAGGTTGCTAGTAAATCTCCTGACGTTGACGGGAATGTATCATTAATTCCAGCCGATATTGGCGCAGAAACTCCTCATGGAGCGCAGGAAAAAGCAAATGGAATTAAGGAGTGGGTGCAGGCACATGGTTTAGGTACTGACAAACCAGGATTGATTGCTTCACCTGATTCTTTATTAAATAAAACTGAGTCAGGCTTTTGGAATGTTAAAAATACACCAGGATCAACTGTATTACCAAACGATACCGAAGATTTTCATGTTTATGTGGGCATGAAAGCGAATGAAACAAACAAAAAAAATTATCAAACATTATTAGCGATCTCTCAAGAAACGGCTAAGACATATACAAGGGTAATTACAAAGGATGGACAAACAAAAGGTCATATAGAAGATTCTGGATGGATTGAAGGTGGAGGCTCAGGAAGCGAAGGGCTTAAAATTAGTGCCGTACCATATGACTTGACTACAACAGAAGAAAACCAAAAATCATGGAATTTACCTGAAAATTCTTATGTTAAAAATAACGACTTCATTATTGTTTTTCATAATGGTTTTTACCTATCCCCTACTTCATGGAATATTTCAGGTGACGCAATTAATGGATATACCTTAAACATCCCTGATAATCCTATAAAAGAACAAATAGAAAACAACGTAAGAATCATAATTTTCAATAACGTCCCTATAGATGGAACAGAACGCTTTAGTGGTAACTTGCTAGAGGATGGTACGGTTTCTATCGAAAAATTAGGTAAGGAAGTTCAAGATGCCATTAGCAATGCAGGTGAAAAAGTAGAAATAGTTAATGATCTTACAACTGGTGGAGCTGATAAGGTATTATCTGCTGAAATGGGTAAAGATTTAAAAAAACAAGCTGATGAAGTCACGCAAACCGTAACAAATTTAGAGCAAATTGTTAATCAGAATCATGAAGAAGTTACTGAACATTTGGCAGATTATGTGAAACACCCCGCGGTGGCCACAACTACATTAGTAGGCAATGTGTATCAAGTGATGCTTAATCCAGCACCTAAAGAGTATGTAAATAGCATGGGATTAGTACTAACGATTGACGCTAGTTACGCTAATGACTATTACATTAAAGTTAATGGGTTGGAAAGCAAAGTGGTTTATACGAGCAAAATAGGTTTAGCTAAGAATGCTAAAGCTGGTGCTATATTATCCTTTAGATACAGTGCTACAGCAAACGGAGGGCAAGGGGCTTTTATCTTACAGGGTGAAAGCGAGGTGGAAATAGGTCAACAAATAATAACTCCGAAGACAACCAATCAAGCGATCCTACAAGGTGTTCACGATGGTACTGGTTATGTCGTTGGTAGTCCAAATTTGCTTTCCTCAAACATAAAAAGTGGTGTTAATCTTTTTGGTGTTGTCGGTAATTATGAACCTTTTGCACTTGGCTTTGGTAGTGGTGCAGAATTCAAAATAGGTTCGACATATAACACTAACCTTAATTTCTTGGGATTGCCGAATTATTTTGGGGATATTCTGACAGGTGAAGTTAAAAGCATGAAGTTTGTATCTACGAAAACCGTGACGGCGAACATTGTTTTCACACTAAAGAGAAGGAAAATCACCGAGATATACCAAGCAGATTGTGATTCTTTTAGTGTGAAAAATGTTACAAAAGGTATTTATTATAGAAATGCATCGGTTATCTTTTCAAGTGGCAAAGATAAAATGGACATAGATGTACACAACGTGGAGTTTATAGAGGGTGACACCTATGAAATTTCATTGTCAGGAATTCGTGACAGCAATTCTGACTATAGAGGAATCGTGACCGGGTGGGAAGTTACATCAAATAGTAATGTAAGTATTTTTATTAATCCACATCTATTAAAGATTATATAATGAGGAATTTGTATTTTAGGTTTTAAGATATATTATGAAAAAGATACAGGAGGTATTATTTTTTATCAATTCTCGAGAAACACAAATCGAATTCAATAGCTACAACATAAACTCAAATCCAGAAACTGTAGAAATTATCAAACTATCTTACGGACAGTATCGAAGTGATTTTGAAATTGAAAACACATGGAAGGTTGATTTAGAGATAGGTCAGATTTTAATTGAGTATCCAACATTTGAAACTCCACTAACAGAACCAGTCAAGCACTTGTTATAGAAAATAAGGAACCGATAGTCAGAAATGATAAAAAATACAAGTTGTCCAAAGCGAATCACTTATGCAATTAATGTTACTTAGAGTAATTAATTTGAGTGCTGTATACAATCTATTTTTACGCAATTGGGAAAAAAGTAGGGCTATGGAAGAGAAAATTGATTTGGGGGTTTCTGTTAATTGCTGTGGAGAAGGGACCGTTAAAATAAAGGAAACTAAGCAAGACAAAATGATGTAATTGTTCCATATTAGTTCAACTAATGCTACTTACTAAGGGTAGCCTATTTTTTATTAAATAAAGGAGTTGATAAAATGTATAGCGGAAATCAAGCTTCATACCATAACCTTAGTGAAAATATGAAGCAAAAACTTGAAGAATTAAAGACCTCTATCGTCAATGACTTAACTACGGGAGGTTCTGACAAGGCATTATCGGCTGAGAGCGGTAAAGAACTGAAGAGTTTAGTTGATGAAAAAGCGAACGGTAAAGATTTAGAGTCTTTGCAAACAGAAGTTACTGAACATTTGGTGGATAATATTTCACATACAGAATGGATAGAAACAGTAGGAGGCACAGCTAATGCATTAACAGCAACCATTGCTGGTATTACAAGCTATAAAAATGGTTTGGGTGTGTCTTTTCCCGTTAAATCAAATAGCACAGCGGCTATGACATTAAATATTAATGGATTAGGAGCTATTCCTATCAAGAAAGCGAATGGCACACCGTTTAGTAATGGTATTACTAACGGTGTTTATACTGTTCGTTACCGTGATGGGGCTTTTATCTTACAGGGTGAAAGCGAGGTGGAAATAGGGCGGCAGATCATAGTCCCAGGCACTACCAACAAAGCGGTCTCTGCAGGTCTGCATGACGGCACAGGTTATGTAGAGGGTAGCCCGAATCTCATAGCCAGCAACATCAAGGTTGGAATCAACATGTTCGGTGTTGTTGGGACCCTTAAGGATGTATCCAGTAATAACTTAGTATTCTCTGAGCACAGCATAAGACCGTCTGATAGGAACCCGAACCCGCAGGTCATCACCCAATAACTACCGGTAGGATATGTACCATTAGGGTTCGTAAACACGATTACATGGTTCCAATATGGCTATCAAGAGAAAGCCGGGTATGGCTACGGGGCTGTGATGTCGACATATGGTTATGTATCGGTAATAGGGTCTAACCGTAATATCAGTATAACAGCTCATGCCACACTAGACGGGGACAGATACAAAGTGACGTACAGCATCTCTGGATCGCCAGTAGATTTTGTTGATATGAATGACGGATACTTCACTGGCGGTATTCAATGGATATGTATCAAACCTTAAGGAGGAGATTATATGATCGGATTCAAGATCTATTACGAAAAAGACACAGGGGACGTCATTCTGACGATTCCAGAGCAGAACGCGGTAGGGGCAATGGAGACAACGAAAGAGCAGGATTTCATCATGTTTTATGTACTGCAAGCCCGCAATCCATCGGCAGTGGACTTCATTCAGCTACCGTATGGTCAATACCGCAGCGATTTCAAAATCGCAAATAGTTGGAAGGTTGATTTAAAGACAGGGCAGGTTCTATTCGAATATCCAAAATTTGAAACGCCTATATCTGAACAGATACATCTTCTGCGGCAAGAAAACGAGGAACTCAAAGTTGAAAATAAAGATTTGAAATTAGCGTTGGCAGAATCAGTAGAAGCACAACAACCAGATAAACTTGAGAATCAATTAGCTGTTGCTGAATTAGTAGAGATACTAACAAATAAGGGGGTTTTATAATGGCTAAATTATATTGGGATTTAATTAAAATGAATTTGCGAACAATTGACCAGGTGCCATTGTTATGGCGAGAAGCTGTACAAGCATTACTCAATAACGAAAACAAGTAAACGCGGCATAAGCTAGCGTTATTTTTTATATCTGTGAAACTTTTAATAATAGAGGTCTAGGTAAGGATTTGTGTGAGTTAATTATTATACAAAAGTTCCATATTGTTCAGTAAACGCTTCTCACATCGAGTAGCGTATTTTTAATAAAAAGAAGGTGATATTTCTTGCTCATTGTATCGAATGGAACGCAAGTTGAACCTATTTTAGAAACAAATTATGAAAAAATTGAAGAGTTGAATGGGGCATTACGTATCTCATTCAGCTCTTTTTTACACGAAAAAAATCCAGGACATCCACTGTTAGATTTTGAAACAATTATTGAAGATGAGGATGGCCATGAATATGTAGTTAAAGATTTCGGTGGTGACACAATTTCTAAAAAGGCGACTGCTGTTCACATATATTTTTCTTTAGCTGATGAGTTTAAATATGATATTTATGGCGGCACACGGACTTTCGATGATTTTATGTCATTGGTTCTTGCTGGGACTGGCTGGACTTTTATCAATGAAGATGTAGACGGGCATCAATTGCTACAGAATTTCGGTGAAGCAAATCCAATTGTTTTGATTGACCAATTATGTGCAGCGTTTAATTGTGAACGTCAAATATTACCTGGTAAAGTTCTTCGCTTCACAAAGAAAATTGGGGCGGATAATGACATGCAATTCCGCTATCGTCATAACATCGAAACCTTATCATATAGCGTAAATACTGCAAATTTAAAAACACAAATTCGTGGGTATGGTGCAGAGGGAATTGATATAACTTATACTTCGCCATTAGCCGATTCACCTAGAATTGGAATCCGCGTTGCAGATCCTATTCATGACGAGAAGATAGAATCTGCTGAAGAAATGACAACACGTTTAGCTAGTGAGCTGCCTCCAGCACCTGAAACGAACATTAAAGTAAAGGTCACAACAGTAGACGGTAATATAGGGGACATGGTTTGGCTTATACATGAGGATCTTGCGCTAGAATACCAAACTCGAATTCTAAGTAAAAAGACAAAAAGAGATTATAGTAATTCAGAGGTAGAGGTTGGGAATACACAAGCGAAAAGTATTGTAGATGCCCTGTTAAATCAACATGCAACTATTAATGCTAACGATAAACGCTATCGTTCTAAATTTGAGCAAACGAATGATCGAATTGATTTAGAAGTAGAAGAAATTGACGCATCGATTGCTGCAATTCATATCCGTGCTGATAGTATTACTCAGAGCGTCACAGATTTAAATAACAATTTAAGTAGTCGCATCACTCAAACAGCTACTGAAATACGAAGTGAAGTAACTGCTCAAGTAACTACAATTAATAACAATATTCAAACAGTCCGAAATGATGTATCTGCTGTTACACAAACAGCATCACAAATACAGTCAACTGTGACTAGTCAACAAACTCAAATCAGTGGATTAGGAACACGAGTTAGCACAGCGGAGAGTAGTATTACACAACAAGCCGATCAGATAAAGTCAAAAGTTAGTGTCGAAGATTTTACGGGTAATACTGTCGTATCTCAAATTAATCAAACAGCAACAACTATTAGTATACAAGCATCAAAGATTAATCTTATAGGTGCTGTCACATTTTTATCTGATATTACGGGTAGGTTAGGAACAATTACAGCAGGAACTATTAATGGTGTTGATATTTATGGAGCTAACATTAACATTCAACAAGATGCTAGCATAGGAAGTACATTGTATTTGCAGGGTACTACTAACAGGGGTATCGTATTTCATGGTAATAATACAATTTATGCTAATGGTACGTATATGGAATTATCTGCTCCTTATGTAAGGTTAAATGGTAACTATAACGAACTTAACGGTTCTAATACTATTTATGGTCAATTAAATGTCCCGCAAGCTACAGGTCTTTCAGGTTTAGTACGAGCAAACTCTTCTGGGATTGGTATTTCAACATCAGGTGGTAATTTGTATGTACAAGTTAATGGTTCTACGATAGGTTCGGTTAAACTAACTTAAATAAAAGGAGAAAGATAACTATGGATTATCAAGTACAACTAAACAATGGACAAGCAATTAATTTGAAAAATGCTGAGTTTGATGCTACGGCATTTACAGCAACATTAAACGATCAAAAAATTTCTTTCGTAAATATTGGTGGGGCCATCATTAATAAGCATATTATCGTGAGTGTATTACCAGCGACAGCCACACAAACAGAAACGCAGTCTTAAGACGGGCGTTATTTTTTATTCAATTTTTAGTAGATGCCTTCCACATATGTGGAGGGCTTTTCTTATGGACTACAAAAGGAAGAAGTGGTGGAGTGGAAAAATGGATAGCGACTTGGAGTGGTTTTATTGGAGCACTTATTTCATATTTGGTGAATGGTTTAGGCATGGCAGTAACGGTTTTAATAGGATTTATGGCGATTGATTATCTCACTGGTATTTTGTCTGGTATAGCTAATCATAATTTGAATAGCCGAATTGGTGTGAATGGTATTATTCGAAAAATCTATTATTTGATGTTAGTTGGATCGGTTTATTTACTAGCTTTAGTGATACCTGGGATTGAATATGCAGGGGATGGAGCGGCGATTGCTTTTTGTGTTATAGAGTTTATTTCTATAACAGAAAATGGTACAAAGATGGGGTTTCCTACACCAATTTTCATTAAAAATATTTTAGCGATTGTCAAAGATAAAACAGGTGAGGGGGACAATAAATGAGTACGAATATAACAACAACATGCAGAGATTTGGCACAATTATTACCGGCTGCACAATTAGCATGTCGACTCTTATTTCAAGAATGCTACAAGGCAGGCATTCGTAACGTTTTTATTACCGAAACATATCGCTCTCAAGAAAGACAAAACTATTTATATGCCCAAGGGCGTACTCGACCAGGACAGGTCGTTACTTGGACGCTTAAAAGCAACCATAGTAGTCGTTTAGCTTGGGATATTGCCGTTGGTCCTCCAAAAACGCTTTATGATGTTACTACATTGAATAAAGTAGGGACTATCGCTCGCAAGCTTGACATTACATGGGGCGGGGATTGGAACGGTAGCATTGACCGACCGCATTTTGAAGTTAAATCGACTTGGAAGATGCCTACGGGTTATAAGTTAGAAGGACAAGTAATTGTTCCTAGCAGTAGCAAAATGACAGTGCAACTAATTGTAGAAGACAAGAAGGAGGTCAACAAAGTGACACAAGTATGGAATCCGGCATCACCAACAATGCGCACAGAAACAGAAAACTATATCGCGCGAGCAATCAAAGAAGGTATTATCCAAGATTCGCATTTAAAAGATTTACAAAGTGGTGTAATGACTACTGACCGATTATTGGGTCTGTATATTACAATTCAGCAACGTCGAGCTAATTAG